CGTCGAAATGGTGAACTGAAAGAGTACGATTTTCGGAAGAGAGGCTCCCAAGTACTTGATTTCATTCATGAATTCGTCCCATGTGCGGTTTCGTCCCATAAGCGGTTTTCGCGGGCGACTCAACTATATGAAACCATTGATCTTTTCTCTAGGGCTCTCCAGGGCTCTGATTTATTCAATGATATCAAGCTATTGAGTACGTTCTAAGACGTTAGAACGTCGCCAGGGAATCAGGGCTCAAAGTTGAAAGTGATACTTCTAAGTTGCGTGTACAGTCTATGGCGACGAGAGGAGACGCGCCGGGCAAACCTTATGCTGTTTTTATTGCAGGAATTTCCACTATTATAATGGCACACCCACTTCTTGGGATACCTGTCCATCCAATACTTCAAGGCAATCAAACCTTGGGAAATCCAATCGCATGGTTTGTTGGGTTGGCAATTGGAATAAGAGGGGAGTACCTGGAGTGGACCAACGGCACCAGCACCGCTTATCTTATCTCTATCAAAGCGGCTCTCCTCGTATGCTAATGCGATTGCCCATGTTGGCTTGATACCCATTGCCTCCGCTTTATGGGCTACCTCATGGCATACCTCTAACCTCTCCTCATATCCACTGCCTATCCTATCAACATATGATTGGCTTAACGGTTTACCATTAGGCGCATAGAATAGTTCGGTCAAGGCAAGCATACATAGGATGGTGTTGTACATTGATTCCCTTAATAAGGAGAACCCCCGTATGGCGGACGAAGCACATACGGGGGAGGCCAAAAGCCTTAAAACGAATGACTATCTCAGGCTATCACACCTGATGGTGATATGACACCCCGTTTCCTCTTCTGTATATAATTTATGGGCAAGGATGGTGGTCACCTGTCCATCGTCATTGAATGCAATGCCAGTTAAGGCATCGTTCACCGCTCGCAATAGCTTATCCAAATCAGGGCGTACATGTGGGAGTACCCTATCCCTTACCGTCTTTGGTCTTTTGAAATAGAATAGGCAATGCAAATGGATGGGCCCTTTAATCGGTTCATTGAATGCAATAGAGGCCCTTACCTTTATTAGCCTCATCCACTTCTTTAATTTGGAAGCACTTGCCTCTACCATAACGTACTTCCCTCTCCTTGTCCTCATTAAGGACTTGCTACCCTTCGTTCTTGGTTCTCCTGTAACAAAAAAGGAGTATGTCATCTTATGAGACATTCCCCTCTATTATAATCACCGAACATGTAGCCTCGTTTTCCTTGAAAGTTTTTTAATATAACAAACTTCAATTGGGTGCTCTCTGGTGAGTCCGCGTGTAGGGCTATTATTAGTTTTCCAATTTGTTCTATTGCGCCCGACCCTCTAAGGTCATTTAGTTTAGGCTCTATGCCTTGCGTTTCCCTTTTTAATTGGCTAAGTATCATAACGGCGATTTCCTCCTGTGCTGCCATAGCCGCAAGCTCCTGCATATTCCTTTCTAGCTGCTCATGTGTAGGGGCTTGCCTGTTTTCTCCAGGCATTAACTGTAAGTAATCAACTATTACCAACTTTGTATTTAATTGTAAGCGATTGGCCTTATAGGAACGGGTGATTTTTTTTGCGTTATACCCATGCGCCTTTTCCACTCGTATATTTTCAAGGGCCGTTCCTTTCATGGTCCTTATCCTTAGCTGTTCCGTATCGTCTATTTTCCGATGCACGATTTTGGATAAGTCGTTATTAGTACGCATGGCAATCATCCTTTGAGAAAAGGACTTCTCCCCATCCTCATAAGAAAATAAATGTACTCCGATGCCCCTCTTTGCCACGTTGTTGGCGATGTTTAAGGCAAGCGTACTTTTTCCTTCGCCCGGTCTTGCCGCTATAACTGTTGGTACACCAACTGGCATCCCTCCAATGATGGCGTCTAATGTATTTATTCCTGTTGGTATACCCACAAGAGGCTCTTGCCCCTTTTTCCTCGCCTCTATAAAATCGAATATGGATATTATCTCATCCTTGACGGAATCTTTTAACGTTCTACCATCCTCCTCTATTTCTCCGTACATTTTAAAATGAGGAAGCATTGAATCTATGGCCTCTTCGGCCTCTATTTCTTCATGCTGTAGTTTACCAATCGTTTCTTGTAATACTTTTAGGAGCATCCTGGACCTAAACAACTTCCTAAGCTCTTTTAGGTTATAAAAAAAGGTCTCTCCTATAGCGGGATGAAATTCGGTTAATTTAACCAATCCTCCAACATGGTCTAAGTGATTCCTTCCTTCCATACATGCTGCAATCTGATTTATATTATTTAGGTCGTCTCCGTCCCTTAGGATTTCCTTCGTTTCCTCAATTGCCATAAATATGGTCTTGTTTATAAAGTTAGTAAAATAGTTACCGCTTATGGCTTCTTGATTTAGTAAACTTGGCTCGATTAACAGTCGTCCAATAACCAAGCTTTCCACTTGTTCATTCGCAAACATGGTTCCCCCTAAATTGGTTTTAATTCGGGCATGGTTTCCTTCCTATGCCCTTTTGTTCTTGCCGCTTGCCAATGGTCCCTGAATTTCTCAATCCTAAATAGGGATTTTGGAGTTATACGGTCCTGCCATTCGGCCCCCCATGAGGAACATGCCCAATCAACGACCGCAATCATCTGGTCCTTTGTATGCCCCTCGTGTACCAATTCTTGGAATCTCTTTATATCCGTCTTGGTAGGATGGAAGTCCTTGCCTGTTTTTGCTGATAAATGGGCGATGACAATTATAGAGGTTGCCTCTGCAACCTTTTTTTCCGCTATCGCCCGTTCCCTCTTTTTGGGGTTCGCCTTTCGGGCCCGTTTTCGGGTTGGTTTTTTTCTCCTTATAACTTCTGTTTCTGTTTCTGCTTCTGTTTCTGTATCGGGCATGGCATCGGCAAAGGCATCGGACATGCCACTGGACATGCCACTCAGTATGGCACTAACATCCCGATATATAATGTTTTTTAGGGGAGAATCAGGGACCTCCTTGAATGATTTGGCCCATGATTTTACCTGTCCTGGAGATACAGGCTTGTTGTGTTTTAATGCGTTTCTTAGGTACATCAAAGGTGCCATCTCGCATACCATCAAACAGCCATCCCGAATGATATCCTCGATGGCATCGGCAATGTCATCGTAAGTGGCATCCTCGATGGCATTGGCATGCTTTATGGCTGTGGCTATCTCCTCTTGGTATCCAACAATTACTCCTGGTATTTGGTGTGTATGCCTGCCTGTTAATAAATAGAAAAAAACAATCTTGGTTTTAGGCTTCCATTTAAGGAATTTCCTATCTGCCCAAATCCTACACTCAATCTTCCGGTACAATTTTCGTCCATCCTTTCGCCTTTACTTCTCCATTAGTTATTCGCTCTATTTTCCTTGCTACTTTTTTACTTGGTGTCCTATCTCCTCTTATAATCATGTGAATATAACCCGCAGTTACTTCGCTTTTAAAAGCTAAGAATTCTAAGGAGTTGTCATCACACCATCGCCTTAATAGCGCCCTAGGTGTCTTTTCTGTGCCCTCTTCTGTCATATACTTGTAGTATACAGAACAGTATGACGAATGACCTCCAAATTATCACCAATTCGCGACTAAAACTTTTTAGACAGTGCAAAAGGAAGCACTATTATTCTTATGAGTTAGGCATAGAAACACTTGGAAAGGCGGCAGCCCTTCTTTTCGGGTCTGCGGCTCATGAGATTTTGGAGTGTATGTGGGAGGGCTCCACAATTGAGGGGTTTACTCCTTCCGAAGAAAAACTGGATCCAGATGCCCATGCAAGGCTTGGGGTCATGATGGAAATGTACGATGGAGTTTGGGATATTAAGGAATGGGAAACACTGGCCACAGAATTGGAATTCAATCTCCCTCTAATAAACCCGAACACGGGTAGGGCCAGTAGGAACTACCGGTTGTCTGGTAAAATAGACGCCATCGCCCGTAATAGGGAAACAGGAGAGGTTTTCGTAATAGAGCACAAGACCACGAGCATGGATTGCTCGGCAGGAAGCACCTACTGGCAAAAGCTCCAATTGGATGAACAAATTGGAATTTATTTATACGCCGCTACCGAACTTGGTTACAACCCTGTCGGTTGCATGTATGACGTACTAAGAAAGTCCTCTATAAAACCATACAAGGCGACCCCTGTTGATAAACAAAAATGGGTGGTCCCGAAAGACGGTCCAAGACGCCTTAGAAAAGGCCAACACTTGGAAGATGAGACCATGAACGATTATCGAAAGCGGATAGTCGAGGCATACCTAAAGGAACCCTCCAAGTACTTCGCAAGAGGACCGGTATACCGTACCGAAAAGGACCAAAAGCAGTTAATGGAACACATTTGGTTTCAAGCCAAACAAATGTCGGCCTACAGGAGTGAGGATTTACACCCAACAAATTCGGACGCCTGTTTTACCTTCAATAGGCCATGCAAGTTTTTTGATTTATGTTGTGAAACCAGCGATTTGGAAAATAGCCGTTGGATAAGAAAAGAAAGTATACACCAAGAACTACAAGGAGAAAAAACGGATGAAACTGAAAAGCCTAAAACCCTGCAAATTATTAAAGCCCGCTAGGTACATTATTTACGGTCAAGAGGGGGCTGGAAAGACCACGCTATGTTCTGGTGCCAAGGACCCTATCTATATTGACTTAGAAGGTGGCGCCGGATCCATAGAGTTAACGCGTATTCCATTCAAGGAAGGCCATGCAACCGACATGGATGAGATTTGGTCATCCTTGGAAGCCATATTGGAGCAAGACCATGGGTTCAAAACCTTGATACTGGATACCTTGGATAGATTGGAACAACTTATCTGGGACGACGTGTGCAAAAAAGCAAGTTACAACGTCAAATCCATGGGGGACTTTGATTTCGGTAAGGGGTACCTGTTCGCCCTTACTCAATGGAAGCGAATTGCCTGCAAATTGGACCAAATAAGGCAACGGAGAGGTATGGCAATAGTCCTTATTGGCCATTCACACATAAGAACATTCAAAAACCCAGAAGGAGACGACTATGACCGTTACCAGCTAAGACTAAATGAAAAGGCAGGAAACTTCCTAAAAGAGTGGTCCGACGTTTGTGGGTTTATGCGATTTGACGAAGGAGCCGCCAAGATGAAGGGCGAGGTAAGAGCAAAAGGATACAGCACAGGCAAGAGATACATCCATACCAAGAGGACCGCGGCGTTTGATGCCAAGACCAGGCTCCCGTTACCCGATGAAATTGAAATACAAGGACCGGAGTCCTGGGTAAGGCTGGACGTGCCTACTCTGCCAGCAACCAAAAAGAAAACCAAAAAGAAAACCAGTAATACAACAACCGAACAAGCGATGAACAACCCATTCTAGGAAAGACGAAAAAAATGCCAAATTTGATACCAGGAGAATACTTAGCACGCGCAATCGAAACCCAATGGTGCCTTTCAAGCGCAGGAACAAAAGCCTTAGCGGTCCAATTTGAATTGATAGGAGGCAACGGTCAGGACTTTGCCGAAGGGCAGACTATAACATGGTGGGGGTACTTCACGGATAAGACGTGGGAGAGAACGGTCCAAGCATTAAGGTTCATGGGTTTTGTAGGTGAAGACCTTACGGAACTTGGGTCATTAGAGGAAACCGTGTCCATTACTCTTAAAAATGAGGAGTACGAAGGACGAATGCACACCAAGGTGGCATGGGTCAACAAGGTTGGAGGAAAGAATATCTCGGTGAACAACCCGATGGACGATAGAAGCGTGGAGCAATTTGCCGCCGCCATGCGGAACAGGATTTCATCGATGCAAGGGCACACACCAACCAACAATAAACCGAAGTCGGATGAAGTTCCTTTTTAATGGCCCATAGGACCACCTTCACCTATTCCTTCCTTGAGGATCCGGATAAAATCCGTAAAGTCACACAATATTGGCACTGGTATAACTGTAAAACCTGTGGCGATAAGTGGGAAATGTTCCGAGAACATAAGGACGAACCAAAGGAATCCTTTTGGTGTCCGATATGCAGGATGAAGGGTGAAAAATAATATATACGGCGCAAGCTACGATATTTCTCGTGGCTTGCGTCGTTCCTTTCCCGTTTGGTACGAGGATAAAAAAAAATGGAAATTGAATTTGTTAAAACTAACGCCTATTGGGACGATATGTTGGCTCCGTATAAACGGCAAAACGACCCGACCACTCTAATTTTTCTTTTGGACTTCCCTGAGGCCATTAGGTTAACCGCTGCTTGGCCCTTCGTTCCATTGTGTTACCAGATGGACCAATCGAAGGAGATCCTCCAGGAGTTCTTGGATAGTAAGTTCGAGGATAAAAACGAAGGCGCAGTATGGAAAAGGCTTTGGGGTGGGACCATTATCAATACCAAGATGCTTGGTGTTATGTCTCGCCTCTCATACGATAGAACCGTAGAGGTCCTTGAAACGCTCCAACATGCCCGGTTGATATTCCCGGATAACACTATCCACGACCAAGCTCGGAAAGTCCTGAGTACCTATATTGGTAATCGCCTTAGAACATCACTTTAAGGCAACCCAACCAGCGAAGTTCATCCACCTCCAAAAACATTCCACCCGACTAAACCCCGCCGACTGCAACATTTCCTCGTTCCATTTGGCGGTAACAGGAACCAATACACCTTCGAGAGATAGCCTTTTCCGGTCTATCTGGTCATGGGTGTATCCGTTCCTGTTTTTCATTGAATAGTATTGGTCCACCAGCAATTCGTTTATTTCATTGCATCCGCCTAAAACCTTCTCAACCACAATAAGGGCTCCGCCCTTCTCCGTATGGTCATAAATGTTTTTTAGGATTTGCTGCCTGTATTCGATTGGCGTGAATTGTATAGTTAGGACCGCCAACGTAACGGATGCGGAACACGCCGGGTACCGATGGCGAAGGTCCAGATTAAGGATTCTTACCTTACTGGCAGGCAATCTATCGGAAAACCTATCTATACAGGATTTCCTCATTGGCTCGGAAATCTCAACGCCAACAAAGGTGTTGAATGGAAGGTAATCTATCAGTCTGGAAATTCCTTCTCCTCTGGAACACCCAAGGTCAACTATATCGGTTTGTGGTACCGCATACTGTTGGGCCAAATCCGTAACTGCTTCCCTCATTACCTCGTATTGAGGAATGGAGCGTTTTAACATGTCGTCGAAAACCTTTGTGACCTCATCATTGAATTCCCATTTTCCATCAGGGATAACCATGTCTTGGTTCATTGCTCCACTCCTATCCTGTTGTTTGCCAATGCGTTATAAATTCCAACTGGTGACCTCCACCCTCCAACGTTCCAATTCGTATCTATTAACGAACGGAAATGTTTGGCTATACCTGAGTCACCAAGCTGAAGGTTTGTATGTGGGAGTAGGTTTACAATTCTTGGGATTTCCTTCTTGAATGCAAGGCGCGCATGTTTTTTCTGTTTGGGGGAATTCATGTCCTTGAAGTTGAATCCGTTAAATAGGTCCAGCAGGTCCGGAGATCGGTCCCTGTATGGAACGCTTATTTGGCATTCCTTAGATGCGGCAACTTTCCTAACGCATCTTATTTGAGGGGAACCCTTTAGGAATAATTCTCTCCTGCAAAGATTTATTGGTTCGGGGTCAACTTGGTCCCTGTAGGTTATCTCCCTCTTTCTACCAAGACCAAAGTATCTCTCCGCATTGTACCCAATGAGTACGGTAAACCCTGGTTCCAATTCTCTAATTGTCCTAACTATGGGCCATGAGCATTCAATGTCGGATTTTTTCCTAAGACCAAACACCTTTACTAATTCCGAAACGTCCTCTTGTAAAATATCTATGGATCGAGGAAGGATGGTAACCCGGCACTCCAGACCACAGGCCTTTGCGGTCCTCCTTGCCTCCCTTTGGTCCATTGAGTTGACACCCTCTAAGGCAAATGTAAGGCAAAGAGGATTTTTTTTTGCTGCTATTGCTGCACCAAGCAGTGTATGGGAATCAACTCCACCAGATAGAAGAACGGCAATCCTTCCATCTATCTTCTCCACTTCCTCGATAAGGACTCTCCTTATTCCTTCCGTTAGATGGTCATCGCTTGGCATTTAATTTCTCCGCAATGGTTGAGGCTATCCGACTCATCATCATTGGAGGTACGGCGCGCCCAAGCCTTTCCCATCTCTGCTCATATGAACCGGAAAGCTCAAAATCATCTGGAAAGGAACAGAGCCTTTTTAATTCATGTATGGTTAGCCTATCGGAGTTTTTCTGATTTTCCGAAAAGCAGTTAATGGAACTTGGACGATCCACTTTGTAAACATCGCTAAAAAATCCCATAGTGGTAACGGTTGGTGACTGGAAACTTGGCGTATAAATAGGAGCGCCGACTCCCCATCCTCTTCCGGTAAACCGAATGCACTGGACAGAGGTATCAAGGCCCTTCAAGGATTCTCCTATCGTATAACCCCAGCTATCGGGACGTGGAAAAACTGGGCTCAACCCCAAATCATTCCTAAACCCTACAAAAATCAATCTTTGGCGAGCCTGTGGAACTCCTAGTCTTCCAGCATTTATAATCGCTGCGGAAACCTTGTAACCGCAATCTTTCAACTCTCCAATTATCTGCTTAAAATATCCTTTGGCTTTTCCTCTTATAAGGGCAGGAACGTTTTCGGCTACGAACGCACGGGGTTGCAACCCGTCAAGGATTCGGGTGTACTCGAAAAAAAGGTCATCCGTCCTCTGTTTGGTGTCGCTATACTTTTTTACTTTTCCCCAATCCTTTGTTCTCTTTCCTGCGGACGCCAAGCTAAAGGAAGAGCACGGAGGACTTCCGTCTAAAATATCCACAGAACCTTTTGGGATACCTGCATCCCGTAAAATATCGGAAGACTCTACTTCCCTGATGTCCCTAGTGTCCAAATGGGAATTTGGGTGATTCAATTTATAAACCTCTGCCGCGGCTGGAACAAATTCAGAGGCCCATACAACCTTGCATCCCGCAATCCTGTATCCCAAGCACGATCCACCGCATCCCGAAAACGTGGAAACCACGTTTATCCCATTCCATGGGATCGCCGCTATTTCCTTCATGTCTGGAATTCTATATGGAGGTTTCTCCATTATCCCTCTGGTTCATCAAACCTAGAATGCTCGAAAAGAACTGTCCAAATCTTACGGGCTACCTCTTCGCCGTATAATCCAGCATCCACCCTTTTTAAGACCTCTTCCTCTCTGGATGGGTCCCGCATGTCCACTTGGAAATCCTGTTTCAGTTTCTGCATTTTATGAACAAGCTTGGATCTCCGAAGAAGGGCCATGGATATTTCGTCATCCTGCCTGCTTATCATCTTACGAAGGTCCTCGACCTCTTTTCTGAAAAAGTCCTTGGCAATTCTAGGGACTCTTGGGTTGTTGGCAATCATGAGGAGGCTCCAGACCACTCATAGTTACACTTTGGGCATCTATGGTCCGTTCCTATGTCCTCATTGAATTCCTCAAATTGGGCTGCCGGTTCATTCTCCACCATGAGCTTTTCCAACTCAACAAGGGACCAACCCAGTCCGTCCAAGTTCACCTCGTCCTTATCTAATTCCGATAGGATTTTGGATAGATCCTGTGACCAGTTGGCAAGTTCACCCAATCGATTATCCGCTAAAGCCAATGCCCTCGATTCATGTTCCGTGATGTCCACAAACCTAACAGGAACCTTCTCATGCCCAAGTTTGATTGCTGCCTTAAGCCTTGTATGCCCAGCAATAACCCTCCCATTCTCACGGCGAGCGATGATAACGGCACCCCAGCCAAATCGTTCAAGGCTCTTGGCAACTTCATCCACTGCGTGGTCATTGTCCCTCGGATTCTCTGTCCAAGGAACCAGGTCCTCAATATCTACCCATTCCGCTGCATTCGGCTCCATGTTATCTCCATTGTTTGGCACTTGTACTATACTAGCCTAAACAATTCAGAAAGTAAATTTCACTCCTGCAAGGAATTCATAAACAAGCCTGGACCTATCAGGTTCGGACTCCATGGCAATGGATGCGCTTAGGAATGCGGCGTCCTTGTCGGTAAAATGGTGTGAATATTCCGCGAGGGCACCAGTCAGGAATCTCTTCCTGTCTCCTTTTATAAACCCGGTGAGATTTAGGCTACTGGTGTTCTCGGGGAGATCCGTTGCCGCGACTAAGGAGCCCTCAACCTTATCGCTTATATCGTCAAGGGCTACTTGGGGTCTTGGGTAGAAATGGCACTTGTTAGTGCCTCTGCCTTTTTGGTCATGCCTCTGGAAATATTATATCCAAGAGCAGTGAACGCACTGGCAGCAAAGGCCATAACCTTGCCTGCGGTCGATTCGTCTCCAACATACCCGCTTGCTATCAATGCGCCTAAAATTAAAGCGCAAAGACTTAACCAAAACTCCGAAGTACGGTACCCAGGTTTCCTTGCTTGTGCCATTACTTTACCTTTCTTAAAGAGAAGTGCATAGGATCGCAAAATGTTTTCCATCTGCCGCCCCATTCAAAACCTACACTTTCAAAAGCCATCACCACGCCAGCGGGTAGGCTGCTATATTCTTTCCAACCCTTAGTAAAGGGCATCGGTCTATCCTTATACTTCCTTCGGCTCCATGCTCTATTTTCTGATGGGTCAATATCGAACGCTATCCCATAGGTATGGTCCGAGAACGGAACGCGTGGATCTTTGCTATGCCTCATCCTTCTTGGATTGAAACACCCTATCCTTTTTGGTTTCCAATCGGGGCAGTTGATATGAGCCCGACGCATTGCTTCCACAAAGTACGGAGCAACCAATCGGTGCATATAAAGGCGACGAAAATAATTAGGAAACCTTTCAGCAGGAACCGTTCCAAGGTTTTTTCCAAACTTCCTAGAAACCTTGAACCTGTTGTCGGCTCCAACGGAAACAGATGGTTCACCATAAACTTCGTCCCTTTCCTTTAATCCAACTGGAATACCAATCAACCCACCATCGAACGGTACTACCTCAATTTCCTTTTTCCGAAGCAGTTGGCAAATTTTATTTAGATTCCACAAATCAGGTTCCCATCGCGGCCATTAGGACCTGCGCCAATCCTGCTCCAGCTCCCGAGGTTGCTAGCATAGCCAAACAAATTTTCCAGATAAAGGTCCGCTGGTTTTCCATGATTCTATGTATCTCCTGTACCTCGGTTGATATTTCTTCCAACTGGTTTGTTATGAATCCTATACGCCCGTTCTTTCCACTACTCCCAACAAGGTCAATCATGGCCTCTCGGTTGTTAACGACCATTTTTTTTATGTCCGAATATTTTAATTCTATGGAATTTACACGGTGCTCCAAAACGTTTCCTATACTTCCGGGTGCTGGAGTATGTGGGAATTCCTCACTCATAACTTAAAACGGTGACACCGTAAAACTTTATGGTGTCCCCCGAAGTTCTAACCTGAAAATCGTATTTATCGGCAGCAGCCCCAACGGGTAACGTACCATCAACGGTGTACCATTGCTTGGTGTTTCCAATTCCTGTAAGTTCAATAAGGTCCGACCCATTTGAAAACCTTACCCTATTGTCCGCCGTCGAACCTGTCCCACTGGTTCGCTGTGCCAGTGCTGCAAGCCGGACAGGAACAGTAGTTTGGGATTTCACGGCATGGTATCGTAAATCCAGCGTTATTCCCGGAGTTGCCGCGCCCACAGTTGTCGTAGTCGAACGGTCTATCAAGTTGGTGTAGGTCGTTGCCGCCATCTGATAAGGATCCGTGTCCAAAGACCACCATGCTAAAACGCTCCCATTTCTTTTCCAAAGGTTTGTCTGCGCCTCTATTATATCCTGTTGGTCCGCGTCAAGTATAGGGGCACCCGTCCCACCTATGGTTTGTTTAACGATTCCAGTATCCGTATCATCAACTGGATTTCCACCAACCTCGAATGCACAAACCGCTACGCACCGAGCGTAATTTTCTTCCACGATTTCAATGGAGTATGCCTCGTTGGCATTTACGTTGACGCCCTTTTTCATCCAAGTTATTTTTTCAGGCGTGTCGACCGAATGCCCTGCCGCAAACATTAAGTCATAAAAATAAATGGTCTGGGTACTGGTATCACTTATCCTTGTTACCACTATCTTTACACGGCAATTCTCGGTGTAGCTTGCCGCAACAACCCGCATAAGACCAACTTGGAATTCCAGTCTGGATGTATTATATCCGTTCCAGTTGTACCCTACTCCAAATGTTCTGCCCGCAGATATTCCAGCAACCAAAGAGTTTAGGTCACGCCCATAAGTATAAAAACACTTTTTCCTAAAAGCAGCTATATGGTTCGTACCTCTTACAACCGACTGCATATATCGACCATCGGGTGCTTTCCCGTTACGAACAAAACCCTCATGATGGATTCTTGGGGGAATGCTTTGGTCTGCTAGATAGGTGGCCATTATTCTCCTCCGGGTGGGAGCACTTCAAATCTACTAAGCCCCCAGTATATCGTTGCATGGGACCCGGACCCTTTTAGTTCTATAGTGATATAGGCAATTCCATCACCAGTGTTATAGATTGCGGGAACGGTCTGTGCGGTAATTTCCGCGTAACTCGTGGAAGAGGTTGTAAACTCTGCCTGAGAAAAAGGTAACTCGAATGCCGTATCGGTTGTCGCAGGAGCCGCCACGTCAGGGTCAACGTGCGGAGGAATCTTTGATATTGTAACCCTCATGGAAACACCAGACGCGCCCGATGCTTTCATGAAAGGAGAAATCCTTATAAGCCTGCCACCCTCCGATGAATGTGGACCAACACCTAGATAAACAGGGAACACTTGATAAACCTTGTATGTTGCCGCAGTTGGTCCGGTGATAGCAGTTCCAGTGGGGATCATCTCCGTTCCCTTTGTGGCGCACTTGTACCCGACTAGATTATTTACCATCTTCGCCAAATTGCTATGGGCTACAACCGTTAAGGGGTTCCCATCACCAAACCAGGAGTTGGCGTGTTTCTCTGGCAACGTGCTGGCTAGAGGGCCAGTAAGGGTGTCCCCTTCATTGAATATCCCGTAGGTGTAAGGGTTGCGAGTATCGACCACTCTATGGTCTCCATCGTCGGCTTGATAACAATCCGCTTTCTGTGTTGCTACCGCCGACGCATAATCCTGGGAGTAAACATTGTATTCCTTCGCGGTGTCCCATGCCGGTGAACTCAATGTGGTATTCAAGGTTATAATATTTCCAGAAACACCGGCTACTGTTCTTTCCCATGCTGTTGTACTGGCTGGATTGGACGGGCTTATCTCCTCAATCCTTATAAGGTCGTCAACTTCAAAGTGGGACGCATCCGCGGGTTCGGCGTCCAAAGAAAACTCATGGGCGTCCACTGTTATCGATGGAGTGCCGGAAGTATATCCAGAGTTGGCTTGCGCATCGTCTATCTTTGCCGTAGGCGCATAAGCCACCGTGTCGTCTATGGCGCCAATCAGGAGGTCCACTTCCCCCATCATTCCAGAAGTTACGGAAAAACTATGTCCGAGAATAAGGGCAGGCTTTGACGTTATTCCTCTCGTCCCATCGTCTGGATTTCTAGCAAAGGTGTCCGTTACCAACGCTATATCTCCAGGAGCCATGTCCAGATAGAGAGACATGTCCACGGTTCTCCTCAGTCTCCGCATTGGCTTGCCCCAAGTCGGTAGCATAACTGCCACAACATTTATTGCCAATTGCTCTGTTGCATCACCGAACGAAGGCCCAGCGTAACTATTCCTTGCCTTAATCGTTATCGCCTTTGCCTCTCCATAGTCGTCAATCGATGATTGGAATTGGAAGGTTTTCTTTTCTAAATATTTTCCGTCCTGTGTTAAATCCCTTTTGTAGTGTAGCTTGAAAACATTCCTTAAAAACTCATTCGTGACCTGCGTTGGAGTCCTATTAGGATCAACCTCTCCGGTTGGTGCTGCTTTGTTGGCTTCCGTTAGGTCATGCGTTTTCAATGATACAACTGGCGTTTGTGGTGCTATTAGCCTTATGGTCCCCTTACGAAAAATAAAGTAGGCACCACGAAGTGTAATATCCGCTAGGAACAAATCCTCGAATGTGGTTGGCTCATCAATAACAACGATGATTTGGTTTCCAGCCAAATCAAAACCTGAAACCGAATCTTCAAACGGTGTGTCCATTAAAGAATAGGGTATGGCTGCTCCCATGTGAGAACCCCAAACGGTCCCCATGTCCATATCTGCCTCGTTATGAGCATCAACGTCCGTTGTTGCCAGCATCTTAGCCATCAGGTTTTTTAATTTCCCCTCAAGCATAACAACTTGTTTTACATTTAATTCGTCACCCTCTCCATACCGAACATCCCCAAACCCTCCCGAATCAAGGAAATTTGCATAGGCACCGAATTTTTCCCCCGCTATCTTACTTAGTTCCGGGATTGTCCTGACTGGATTAAATGTGGTGTTGCTGGTTTTCTTTGCCATAACAAGGGATTTTTTTATTTGGAGAACCCCCCATCCAGTTCCAGTAAAACCGTCCAAGTTGTAAGTCAAAAAATCTGGCATGTCGTCGGTGTTGTCAACATAGGTGCCATCTGCGAATTCAAGCTCCAGAGTGCCATTCGTTGCACCTTGGAAGGCGCGAATTGTAATTGGATCCAGAGGAGACCTGAAATTGTCCGGCTCTACCTCCATTCCATGAGGAGCCATTGCATTGGCATAAACAGTTTCCGAAGGGAGACCGTTACCCTCAGGGTTGAAACCTAGCATCTCTATATAATGGCGAGGACCCTTTAACCAGTGCCGGTGTAGCGTCCAAGTACCAGGGTATTCCTCCAAGTTTATATTAAACTTATTCCCTCCCCACCTAGTAGTTATATGGGCGTTGACGCCTTCATTCATAGTTCCAGCGACTATATGGTCCTGCAACCAATTATTAAAAATATCCACGAACTCGTCTATGGTGTACCAGTTACCTTCTGTTAAGTCGGAAGTGGTGGCATTGAACAATTGGTTTTTAATACTGTTGGGACCAGATGACGGTGCGGTCAACTGGCTTTCGTACCTAAGCCAAAAATCGGTGCCGATATAGATTCCTTTTTTCACTCTACCGACATACTGGTCGTGCAACATGGTCTGACCAGAAACCACATCAAGTATACTTCCAACACTAACAACCGTGTTTCCGTTAGTTGAATCCTGTATCCCGTTTATTTTTCCAGCGTGAATAAGTTCCGCGTTTGCCTTTGTATCGATAACTCCGCCGATAACTCGGTGCATCCAAATCCCGCACCACTTTCCAATCCATACGCGGGGGGCATCCGTTACCTTTGTTGGTGCCGGTACCGTTCCCATTTTTAGATTCAGTTTATGGGACCTGCCTATATTCGCGCCTGAATCTCTTTTAAACGGAGAGAACTTCCCACGAGTGAGGGTTTTTAATTCGTTGGTGCCTGCGTCCTTGCTCGCATAGTCTATCCGCTCCGTCCCTATATATGCGGCTCCAGAACTTGCAAAGTTGGTAACGTCCTTGACCTTAATGCTTGTGGTTTGAGATATGGACATGGAAGCAGCCAATGGGCTTTCGTTCCCACCTCCAACCTTGAAAACGTCAATCCCAAACTGGTCCGCTCCGTCGTAATCCATCACGGAAAAAGAAATTTCGTTTCCGATTATCTTATTATCCCAAGGAGTTATTTTCTGCTCAAACACAACTCCTTCCAGAGACAACCCTCCGAGAGCACTGGACCAGTCAGTCCCGTGCCATCCAGTGCTGGAAGTAAAAAGATCCGATGGCGTGTGGTAATCCGTTAAAAGGTAGCTATAGCCCTCTACGGCAACCACGAAGCATACGCGTATTCCATCATCATTCTGGAGCGATGTTAAGGTTGTTCCCATTATACAACAACCATTCGATCCAATTCAATTTGCCAGAGACCAAGCCACCCGTCCTGCACCATACTCGGATTAAACCCGCGCATCGCTTCACCGACCACTTTATAATCTCCATAGGCTGTATCGTCGCCAGCATCCCAATAGACCCGAATTGGTCCGCATGGTCCTGCCGCCCATGACTGCTCTCCTAATATGGAGTCAAGCCAAAACTGTTCAAAGGATTCATTGGTGGTGTCCTCTGCGCTTGCCCTGCATTTCGCGTGGGATATCCCGGTCCATGACAATTGGTTAACCTGCTTTTTGTTTCCAAAGAATGCCTTAACCGCCCCAGATGGGGATTCGGTTGCCAACGCGTCCGTTTCATAAAACCCTTTATCCGCCGCACCAAATAAACTATTCATCGGGGCATCTGGCAACCATAAGGATTTAGCCTGAGAGTCCCCCGTGTATGATGCCGAGCCACTTAGATTTCCTTGTGTAAACCCTAACAAGTCACGTAGTTCGGTGGACACCCACGTTATAGCAAAGTTTGCAGGCCCTCCATCCGTGCGGGCGATAGTAACTTTCCCCGTTCCGTTTTCGCCTGCTCCAAATGATATGGTGTAATCGCCACCAAGCCCATCCAGCACGGTGTCCATGTCTGTTAAAAACGCATTACCTCCGCCGTATCCTGAGGACAGAAAATACTTGGCACCTGCGACAACCGTCCCAGTTACGGCACCGCCACCCTCGTTTAGCTGGAAAGTCCAATCACCAGTAGGGATTTCAATCAATCTTTCCAGCTTTCCGTTTCTTATTGCCATTACGAAAACTCCACTACTGTAGAACCACCCGTGTCCGCTTGTCTAAGTATGGAAGCCATCCTATGAGAACGTCTCCTTGCCGAATCGGTTTCAAAGTCGGCTCCCAATATAATGGTCTGAGAACGGGATTCCCTCCCACCCCTCAACATGCCCGCTCCTGCCGCAGTGTTCGGAGCAGCGGAAGGAGTCCCACCAACTAACCTAGCAGCAACACCGGCAGCCACTGCGACCGCTCCATGTTTTGCGGCAGCCACTGCATGTCCGGCAGCATACCCCTGCATTCCAGGAGTGAATGCGTAACCAACGGCATAAGCCGCATGCCTCATTGCCTCGATGGACTCCTGTATCGCTATCGCCTTTAGTGCCTGAGCCGCTGCCTGTTCAAACGCCGCCCCAAAGGATTGACTTCCATCTATCCACGCTCCAACCGCAGAACCAAAGGCGGCCGTCATTCCCTCGAAGGCATCCTTTAATCTATCGATGGCAAGGGTCTGCAAATCAAAAGCTCCAGGCATCGCGGCTTTTGCCATCTTGTCTTGCGCCTCCTGGTATTCCGCAACCAATTCATCAGCGGTTTTCCTCTCTGGTTCAAGGTCGATGTCCTGTTTAGCGAAAATCTCTTTCGGCAATTCAAGCCAAGGCATGCCAATCATTTCCTCATCGGCGCGTTGCTGTTGGTACTGTGCATTCATCTGGTCCAGGAGTCTATTCCATGTGTTGGGGTCAAACGCCGTTTCGTCTACCATGCCCTTGCGCTTTGGAAGCCAAGGCATTCTGGTCCTTTTACCCTTACCCTTGCCCTTGCCCTTGCCCTTACCCTTGTCAATCACTTCTTCGAGTGGTCCCCTCTCCGGGAGACCGGGCCGCATTGTCATGTGTTCATCTAAGTATTCTTGAAATGCCTTGTTGATTGCTTCTCTACTGCTCCATTCACTTTCGCGAGTCATCGCAAGCCAATCAACCTTAGACCCTCCGGTCTCCTCGTCTTTTACATACCACTCACCAAAGAACGCCCTGTGTGCACCGGCCCTGTATCGTGCCTGCTCTATTGCTGAGTCGGAGTGTAATTTTCCAGTAGTACTTCCCGCACCAGGCGTAGCGCCAAGACTCATTGCCTTGCCTAGCCATCCCGGTGCTTCCCATACTTTGCCTATGGCATCGGATACGGAGTTGATGGCCTCTGCCAATGCCGTGAAAAGTTTAATCAGCGGAGGCAGAACATCCGAAGCAAGTTTTCCTAGTTCAATGGAAAGGTCACTGGTTGCAGTTTCTAAACTGGTCAGGTCCTTCCTCATTGTGTCGCCGGCGATGGTCATATCGCCACCCATCATTGCGATATGTTTGTCGGCCATCGCCAGCATCTTAGTAAATGATTCGACTTCGCCAGTCACGGCGTCAATTTGGACACCGAACTTAACCAGCTTTCTGGAATTTAACTCCACAAAAGCCTGAGTCATTTTTTTCTGGACTTCGTTGAAGTCGTTGCCCTCTTTCCTTAGAGCCATCATGAACCCGGTAATCCGAACAATCTCCGCACTCGTCGGTCTAATGGCACCGTTCAATAACGCGGCTTCCATTGATAGGAGTTGAGTATCGCTTACCAATCCTTGCGTAACATCACGCATAGCTTGGAGGTTGCTGCCTGCACCGGCTGCCAGCATTTGTTGACGTTCCGCGTATTTTTCGTAAGATGCCTTAAGGGCCATATAAGCAGAACCCACAGCCGCTGCGGCAATCCCGATTTTTCCAAGCATGGCAATTTGCTTGTCCATTCGGGCGTTTTCTCTTTCGATTCCCATCACCAACGCGTTATGGCGTTTCTTTTCTACGCCAGAGAGTTTTTTAACGTCTGCCCTTTGCTGTTTACTGTCAGACCTGAAGGTAGTGAGTACGTTGCTACCTATGCCTAGGATTCCCATTACTTATTCCCTTCGTTGGATATTTGTATTTCCAAATCCTGAACGTAGCCTTCCAGCAACTCCAATCCATCCAAGAGAACGCCCGTTAGTTCCTCGCCTTCGTATCTCTCCCTTAGTAAACCCTTATTCCAGTGAACCCTTGCCCTTGCCACTTCGATAACCTGGGGCAGTTGTATGATGTATCCAGGACATATATCCTTATCCGCTTCCCATCCGGCGGGAGAGGGAAACCCAGGACCAACACGTTTTTTAGGTGTTAGAAAACCACAATTCCAACGGGCGCGGACATTCGCAGGAAGATCCTTCTCGCACGTTGAACAGTTTAGGTAATTTCTGGATTGTGGATTTTTATCCATTCTCAGTTTCATCCTTTTATACTGGACCTGCGGAAGAATCCGAAGGCCCATGACTACAAAGGGCTTAAGGACATACTCATAATCACCCGGATACCTAATTGGTTCACCAACTGCCCTTCGTCGATGTTATCCAACACCTGCATCACCTCTTCCCGCACAACCTTCATAGTTAAATCCCGGTCGAACTGGGTTTCCAATGAAAATTCCCTTCCGTCCTTGTCCACCAAGTTTTCAACTTCCAAAAGACCCATCTGGCACGCAAGATACGCGGCAGTCGGTGAAATCATTCCATCAACTGCGGTTTTTCTTATCGTATCCTGGAGCATCCTTTTCGCCTTGCCTCGAATATGGCGCAACCTCCATCTGGTAGGCTGCCTCCCTGCTTTCATTGGAATCTTGGAGCAGTCGTTGGTACTTAGGTAGTCCTGCCAAATGTCATTATACCCTTCGGCATCCGTGTCGATTGCAGGATCTTCGGAATAGAAGACATCATACGACTTGACCAGAGTGGCGACTGTTCCAACTTCTAACATTTACCCAAGTCCTAAAATAAAGTTAGCACGTTCCAGTGCGGTAGCGGTCGCCGCACTTGTTACGGCCCGGCAGCTAATGGATTGCCTATTTATTCCATCCATGTCCATCTGTGTTGGTCGTTGACCAGTTAAATGGACTTTCGGGAAGTAAAAGCCAACGGTCGCACCATCCCTTCCAGCGGAACAGGTATACAAACAATGTTTAAAGGTTTGTGAACCTTCCGCGGTATTCCATAAACTCTCGAAAGTTGTAGTGTTGGCCGCCTCCGAATCAATTGTGAAATCAAAGCTGGCTTGGCACTTTGTTCTTTTTGCTCCAACGATTACTTGGTGCGCGTTGGTCGCTCCAGGTCCTCGAATTTCCGTAACTGCCATATCGATGTTCAAAGAGAAATCACGGATGCTGTAGGTTGTGCGAGTGTCCGCTCCAAACGTGCCAAAGAAAAACGATCCTGCGGCTACAGGTGACGGCACGAAGGAGTTAACCGATGTAGCGGTTGGGAATGTTGTGTTGTAACTGTTCCACCTCGAAACACCCATAGTAATGTCGATTTTTGGGATTTCTCCTGGGCTGAGTCCAGTTATGCTTATGGCAGTAGGATAGCACCCAAAGCAGTGATAGGACTGGTTGGCGGTTATTATCTCAATCCTCTGCGATGTTATGGATGACGAGGTCCCTGCCTCGCTTGGGTAAATCATGGCGGGAGCGTAAAGAACGTCGCCAGCATCCGGAGATCCATCCAGTGCCGTGTGCATTAGCATAGTGGACGCATTTTTCACGGCAATGTATTGACCGTTCCCGCGTCCATCGCCGAGCGTTCCAACTCGCGTCAAGCCGCCCGCCGAAAGGGTTGCGTCCGTTTCCGTGAACTGGTTGGCATTTGTCGTCGCAGCGACTGTTCCGCCATCATTGGTTACGTCAAGATTACCGATGCACCTTGAAATGAAATTCTCCTCGGCAGTCGCTGAAATGGCGCCAGTGGTTGCCGACCCATGCCCGCATAGATAGAGGGAAACCGTAAACGATCCACCTTGAACCCCGCGCATTGGCAAAGCCGCATCGTTTTGAAACTGAACGGTCGGATCAACCATTTCCATTGTCTGCGTCAATCCTCCTGCATCGATTGGAGCGATAATTTCCAATCTTTCATCGAAGGTCGTTGACACCTCTCCAAAGGTTGCCTCATCCGCGAACCGCATTGCTCCTAAATTTGATGGATTACCCATTATACACTCCTATAAAACCTGAAAACGTAAACCAATGAAAGGAACACTACACCTTCCGAATCCTCAATGGATGCGGCTTCCAAAACGGCATGTGAGTCGGTATAGTTTCCAGTTCCTCTATGTCCTAACTTGTTATCTATTAAATATTGGTCATTCCTAACCAAGTCCCTTAAATCTGAATAATTATCTCCACCATACCTAAAATCCTCCGGGTAGCATACGGTTACCTCTTCTCTTCCTTCAACGAATTCCAAATCCGTATTACTTACCATTGGAATCTCATAGTCGAACTGGTCAACGATTGAAAATCTTCGGAAAGCAGCTTGTGGGTTTTCGATGCACCAATCTCTAAAGTCCTGCTCCTCTCGGTGTCTTAAGAACTTGGCACTAGCTAATGCCGTAGGAGTTAACCCTTCGACCAACGACATCTGAGCCGTTCTAATAGCTTCAAAGGTAGTCGTCGCCATTATGAAACACCCTTTAATCGAAAAACGACGGCGATTTTTCCGCGCTTATTCTCTGAAAAATACCGCATTCCTAAACATTTTTCCAACGGGTACACGTCGCTTTTGATACTCGGCTCGTGGCTAAGCCATGCGACCGGATAGTCGCCCGATGCTTGGATTAAGTACCCAGTTGTAACGTTTCCCTGCGCGCTAAAAATGGGGTGGGTATTCATTCCTTCGGTGCCGTCCTCGCTCCATGCGAAGACAAGCCAGTCGCTATCTTGCAGGGTGAAGTTGCCGGTGTATGGCAACGCGTCCCAGTTCAGGCTCATCCTCTGGATATAGCTTTGAGGGGTATCGCCTGGATTCACTGCCAACACCGCAACCGCAGCATCTTGCCTGCCTGCTACCTGGTAGCACTCCTGCGCTATCTGGGCTCCGTTCTTATCAGTGAAGCCGGGATATGCTTTTGGACCCTTACACATTGTTTCACTAAGCAAAGCCTTGTAATCTTCATGTGCCATTATGAAACCACCACTTCCCATACACGCTTATCGCTCGCATCACCGTCGATAGTAACATCATCAATGAGGTTGTGCAGAGTGCCGCCCGTGCTTGTAATCGCGCAATCTGCATCGAACGCCGAATTGAAAATATTGTACGCGTCGGTCTGGACTGTCCAAGTGTTGTCGGTGCCCCAAGTAAATTGTATTTTTTTGTTACCGCTGACCTTTGTATCTCCAACAGACGTGTATGACTGGTAGGAAGATGCGTCCTGCGTCCACGTCAGATAAACAGTAATAACATTACTGGTACAACTCATCACGGCCGTGATTGAATAGTAGAGATCACTCTTCGCATCATGCCGCATTTGGTATTGTAGCGCATGGTCGCCATCGACCAGATTGCCTCCTGAAAATTCAATCCCCGTTGCAGTTGTGCAAACCACATTCGAGTTACCAAGGTACACACCAACATCCACCTGATTGAAATCGTCAGCAGCGTCGTAATTGTGCCACCCGAACACCATTTTTAATGCCGGTGTGCCCGAGAAATCAACCCAGAAAAGAAACGCATTCCCGTGAGGTTTATAAAACACCGATCGTTTTTTGGGTGCCGCTTGATCCCACTCGTCGCCCGTCCCCGCATCCGCGTCAATGTTGTTCTCGTCAAACAGGCTCGCAGTCCAATCGTAAGCAGATGCGGCAACTGCGGCACGATAAAAAAAAGACGCCGCGACATACGAACGCCAATACCCCGTCGCGCTGGTTTTCAAAAAAGTATTTCGGTTTAAGTAACCCATGCGGAAATACTATTCGGTCCACCTAATCGATAATATCTTCGGCAACAACGAAAACAGAGACAGCGGTCGCCGACCCACCTATCGCCGTGATCTCCGCATAAAGCCTATCGAACGTTCCACAATAGGACAGTGGTTCAACATGCCGAAGACCATTTGGTACCACTTCGTCGATCGCCGCGCCTTCATTCAGAATTCCGCGCGTAGCAACGGCACCCGTCCCCAAGACAAACCAAGATCCGGAAATCGGTGCATCCAAAACATAACCGAACAGCTTAATAGTCACGGTCATTGTCCCCGATCCCGCTGTGCTTTTAACGAACACTGAGCAAGTGTCGGGGATGTTCCCGCCAGTCTTTAAACCGTTCGTTGATACACCCGCTGAACTACCAGAAGGTGCGCTATTCGTTGCCGTTGCGGAAGTTAGTAATGTAATTATTTTTTGACCCATTGTTATCTGCTCCAAATAGAGGTGGGAGTTATTATTGATCCTGCCCCTTCAGAATCAACTGCAAATGGTATCTTACTGGTGCGAACAACAAGGGCGTCCAACCTAGTGTGGTACTGAGTCCGCGCCTCGTCGGCTATCTCTGGACCTGTACCACTTTCAAAAAACCTTTGGAAAAGGATAAGCTCACGCGCCTTATTCTTTACCAATTCATTTACCGCTTCCCTGTCTCGTATCATTTCATCGGCGCGGGAATGGGAATACAAGTCGAATTTTATTTGTTGGTATGCCTCATCGATTAACGCCCTACCATTGTCCTCTCGGTGATAGGTGGGGAGAATATTTCTCCACGATGGTAGGAACCTTTCCATGTCGGCAGGGGTCACCGAGTGGGTTCCTTTATATCTAACCAAATCAAAGTAGGAGTCCTTTACAAAGGTTTCGCTATTAACCACATACACCCAACGAACCCTATAGCCCGCATTCGGACTAAGGTCGTCTGAGATGTTTGTCTTATCTGCAACCCATGTAGAATCGACGCTGAGGGTCATCCTGGTTGACTGTAGGGTGTCCGTGCTCACGTATGCGTTATGCAACGGACTACGAATAACAACATAGTCCCCAGAAACGACTTCCCTTACTTCAACCCATTCCTTTTCACTGCTACTTCCTGTCAAGAGATAGGTCCTGCCAACCTCGATCCCAGTCGTCGCCGTAAGTGAAAGTTTTCTAGGATCATCCTGCCCTGCACCAGAAGCCGCATCGACGGTCGTGTTTGGATTTGTTTCCACACTTGCGGAACCGGTCGTTGCACTCTCCACAGTACCATCGTCGCCAGTAGTATCTTCAAAAACCGAAACGCTAGTAATTGAACTTGGCCGCCCTTCGGTTGCATCCAAGTAAATACTTTGCCCCGTTACGTTATAAAAGATTTCCAGCGATGGATTCATTTTTTAACTCCGTCGAAGTAGAGTTTTTGTACCGGCATCTTTCGCCAATCGCCGAACGTTTGATTGCTCTTTTCTATAAGCTGTTCCAATTTATTCCGTGCAAATTGGTGCTGCTCTGGTGTTCCTGCCACCATCATCAAAGCCACTATCGATTCAACCTTTTTTTTCCATTCAGGTTTACTCCGTAGCTGGACAACTCGCTTGCCAAGAAGTTTCCGCTCGATTATCAACTTTTTTTCCAGCATGGTTAATGGCCGCGGCTTAGGCCCCGGTTCGTCGATGATTGGTGTCTTGGTGTGTTCCCATTCTCCAATCTTATCTGCGGGTCCCTGCTCTGGCTTTGATGGTTTTGGCCTAGACGGTTCCTTGTCTACCTTCTCCAGTACGTTAACGATGATTTCCTCGTTTTCCTGTACCGTAGGCATCAACCCGTTTTGTCGCTGAGATTCAGCGGCACCTTCGAGTAGTGATTCCTTTATTTCAAGATTCTTTGACATCGCCAACCGCTTGGGCTTCCTGAGAAATTTTCAATTTCATGTAATCCCGCATTACCTGTTCATCGGACATCATTGATTTTTTGAATCTTTCCGATTCCTTTAGTGCTGCCGCTTTACGTTTCTTTTGGACACGTAGAAGGCAGGGGCATGGTTTTTTTGGATCTAGTTTCCCACGACCGTCAATCCCTTGGCACTCTTTGCTTGGTTTGGCTTGATAGGATTTTATATACCCGCGCATTGTTGGGCATTCATCCATTGGTAAGAACCCTTTTGCCATTTTCTCCGCGAGGATTTGCACGCCATAAGGGTTCTGTCTCAGAATGGTCGGATGTGTGCTAAGGACTAGCCAGGTAGTGCTTCCGACCAGATTAAGCATTAGCTTCCTGTTCTTATTTTGTGGAACTCGGTCCTCGACCATAACGCCATCATCGTTCATGTATTTTTCAACGGGACAGGCGTTTAAGACGTTCCAAATAGGTTGTGGCTTTCCGAAGTTCATAGTGGTCCTTTCATAAAGTGGGGGGGATGACTCCCCCCACTCCTATGGGTTAATTAGTTCTTGCCAGAGAATACGCAAACCCCAGCATCGTCGTTGATTTCACCAACACCCCATCGAGCAGTGGCGACCACCAAGGTGGTTCGGTTATGGATATCGCGGTCCGTTTCCACGCGAACGTCACGGGACATAACCATCCCATAAGCGGCAGACGTTGGATTGGTGTCCCCGCGAATAATCAGGCATCCCGCTTCATCCGCGCTACTGTTCATAAAGTCCGTAGTAGAGGAACACCAAACAGGAGCGCCCATGAATGATCCCAAGAAATTACTATTGTTAGCCTCGATGGTCATGAAGCTACCAATGGTCGTGGCACTGGAAGCAGCTTGTGCCGCTTGTAGGTCCTGAGCCTGTTGTAATCCAAGAACGAAAACCGCTTGGCCTCGCATTTTTTGGTTACGGAGTTTTGCCATACTCTCAACCATTTGTGCAAGGTCCAGATCCTCAGTTGTGGTTCCGGTGGTGTTAGACAAGGAACCATGCAAGCCAGAAACATCATCGTCCAAGGAAACCGCGAGCGCATTGCCAGCATCCTTTACGATAAAATCAAAGACGCTGCTACCAAGGACGTTATCCTCTACGGAAATATCGCTAACATCGCGACGGATACCAACTTCCGCAGCGGTGATGCTTACCTGTGTACTTTGCAATGCGGTCGAAGTAAGGTCTGTGGTTTCCGCAGAACCACCCGCAGCTGCACTTGTTCCCAAGTCGGTGTGGGCATCTGGAGGACTATTCCATCGTGGGAAACTTCCAACGCTGGTAGACTTACCGCGTAAATCCAGAAGATTCAAAAATGGAGCGATAACGATAAAGTCCAAAGCGTATTCGAGCACGGCCCGATTTATAAATTCGCTTCCAACTAATTCGGTTAGGGTTGTCGTGGTTGTAACTGCCATATCCTTATTTCCTTTTCATTTTACGACTAAGCAGGTTGGATCCTCCACCCGGAAGTGTTTCGCGCCATTTTTCGATGCTTTCTAGGAATCTCCCTTCTCGCACCAGAATTTCAATGTCATCCTGCGTCCACGTTAATGGATTTGGACCATGATCGGTTTCTCTGGACTGGGAAGGCGCGCCCGGCGACTGATAACCAGTTGGGTTAGTCGTGATAGGGGCCAACTTTTCGAGCATTGCCGTGGTCAGTTCTGGATGTTCTGGATCGAAAGTCCTTTGCAATAAATTCCTAACATCCTCATCCATCTCCCGACCTCCTACAACAGTCTCAAAGGCGACCTCTCGGCTCTTTTCTGCACTATCCGTTTCCAAACGTTCCAATCTGCCCAAAATCTTTTCTAGGGCTTGAACCGTGGCACTGCTTTCCTCCGATGGAGCTTCCTCCTGCGGAGTCGCATTGTTTTGTTTTCGTAATTTTCGTTTTAGACGGGAAGACTCCTTAGCTAGTAAGGCATTCACTTCGTTTTGAGTAAACGTCCTCTCCGCTGTGGATTTTTCTTCCACTTCCGGCGCGGTGTCCGCTGTGCTATCGATGTTTTCCATGTCCGGTTCTTGTTCTTCCATTAGGATGTCTCCTTTACGGTTATCGCTCCGCATAGCGTTTTCGGATAATGCCGAATCATTGTTCATCGACCAACCTCAATCCTCCGTTGTCTTCAGGATCCTGGCCTGGATCATCAACCGTAGAGGAAGGGGAAGTATTAAGGGCGCGGAGAAGTTGGACCCGACTGGATTCAACTCTTGCATTGGCAAGCAATGCCTGCTCCGCCTGTTCAAAGGTTGCCTCGGGATTCAAACGGATATACATGTCCGCGGTGTTCATCAATCCCATCTGGCGCATTTTTTCAAAGTAGGTAAGCATTTCTCTCGGGTCACGCGGAGGCTGGACCTCTCCAAAGTTCACCATCCAACCAGATGTCTTAAATTTCAACTTGTGACCTGCGGCAGTTAAAACCCTTGATTGGATTTCCGCAAATTCCCTTTCTACTGGCCTGTAATCAAGGATTTGGTCCTGCCTTACTTCCATAAGTTGTGACCGCTTCAACTCGATTTCAAAACCACTTGACGCCGCATAGGTCAAATCGAAAACAGATTCAGGAATTCCATAGTTGGCCGCCACTTGCTTGATTACGGAACGCGCCGCACGGATATATCCTTCCGGATCTGCTCCCAAGTCCAATGTCTGTAAGGAAATTCCTTCTCCAAAAGATTGGACCACCTCTTGGTCCAAGGGTTGATTGGTCGGGGTTGTGCTTAGGTCACCAGAAGCAGCAACAACCTTTTCCGCCGACTTGCTTTGCTTAAGCATCAAGGTATTCAATAGCGCCACTGCCAAATGGGCACTAATCAAATCCTCCCCAGAATCCGAATCCAATAATATATCTTCTGGTTCCTCACGGTGAACTAGGACCGCTGGCATTATGCCCAGGTTGTGTTTTAAGTAGCTTCCGCTCACCATTCTGCCAGAACTGTCCAGCTTGAAGAATTCCGTATCGCTTATGACTAACCATCGAGGAGAGGATTCATTTACCTCAATCCCATTTGTTTCCAGGGAAATGATACTTGCCACATGGTGAGTTGGATCGTTCGGGTGAGAAACCGCGAAAAACTTGTCTGGAGTTATCACACGGATTATTGGTTCGTCTTCTCTTATGTCAAACCAAACCAAACATTCGTTTAAGAGGTTTACGTACCTATTGACGTTCCTGAATTTCCTGTCCTGCTTGGTTGCCCGTATTACCTCTTGGTAAGAATCGTTTTTATTGCTTACGGTCCGGAGTGCTTCGGAACTATAGACCATCGAGATTTCTCGGATAATCCTTTTGGAAACGTTCTGGAACATTGCATATTTCACGAACTCTTTCCGTAGCTCCCTTACCTTGAGATTCCTAAAAAGAGCCTCGACCATGCTTTCTACAAGTTCTCTTCCTTTGTCCTTGTAAAGCCTGAGCCTGTTTCCGGATCTGGTCTGTCTCCCCTTTTCCTCATCGTTGAAAATATATTTCTCACGAAGGAATGTGGTTATCTCGTCCGTTGATAATCCGACAACGTTCCCGCTTGGCAGTGTACCTAGTGCGGTTTTTAAATCCATTGGTTTTGTGTCCTAACATGTTCCGCAAGAACTTTGTGGATCTTCTCCGTTGGCCAAAGAGCATACCCAAGGGCTGCCGGCCAATGAGAAAGGTCATCCATGCTTCCTTTTTTTTCATTCTCCGCTCTTCCTGCGGCGTCCCGCTCGGAATGCTCGAATGCCCGTACCAATTTTTTGGCGCATGGTGCGCCGGTGTCGTCGTTAGATACAAAAAGCCTACGGACACCTTTGGCGGAGCATAGAAGACGATTTACCATTTCGATCCGTGCTTCCTTTTGAATAACGCCACGACCTCTCCCTTTTTTATCATACTGTGCGGATCTAATATCGAATCCCGCGATTTTGAAAGTAAGGTATACGCTCCTATCTGTTTTATTACCACTATCCCCGTATGGGTCGCAACGAATTAAGGATTTAGGTTCATGTTCACCGAAATAATCCAATTCCCATTTGGTTCTCATTCTTTCAATCAATAAACTGGCGTGCCGCTCACTGGTTCCTTGAGTTGTAAGTTCATCGACTACATACCAGCGATAGAATGATTCCTTTCCAAACTGAAATGCTTTAAGACATACGGAAACGTCCTGTACGGTGCCTGGGTCGTGCCCTATTAGCATTCCGAAATTTCCATAACCTCTAAGCACTTTTGAGGTCACATCCACAGCACCCAATTGCGGAATATTCTTTACGTTTTGGGATCTATCCCACGCGTGGTAAACCGCTGTTTCTGGAGGGAGATCCAAAGCCAAACATCTCCGTTTAAACTCTCTTTCACTCAAATTTCGGCGCATGGTTTCCCAGTGTTCTGGCCACACGCTCCAATTTGCTTGGTACGGCATTCTTTCAATCGTCCAATCTGGCGATAATAACTTTTTGGACTTCCAGTCCCTGAACCTCGATGAGTCCTTTGCCGTTGCCGTGCATAATCTTTTAGACTTTCCTCCTGGAGCAGTCCTTAACCTTGCCTCTATGTCTCCATCCCGGTCACCACGTTCCTCAATTGTATCCTGAACCTCATCCGAAACGCAAAAAAGCCATGACGATCCTTGTATCGGAGAACCAAGAGCAGCGGAACTCTGGTGTGTTGGCCTCATCTGCAAAGTCAGTCCGGTAACAAAACGAATTTCTCCAGGACCTCCATACCCATGGAATGTTCCCCACGACCCACGCCTTTTAACATGCGGAGAATCAATAGGAATCACGGATTTCAAAACGGATAGGAACGTCCGCAATCTGTCACCAGTTGGAGCAGTACACCCAGCGTTTCCTTTTACTCCTATCAACTTCAAAACCGATAAGGCAATATAACAACTCATAATGTGGGACTTCCCCGCACCCTCAGCCCCAAAAGTTAAAATCCTGGATTCTTCCGTCTGGTGTGTAATCAAAGGCCACTGGAGTTCCGTGACATACCAAACCAAAGGGTTCTTGCTTGGGCCCACTATTCGCCTTTGCAGATTATCGAACATACCACCGAATTCATGTTCTTCTAATAAAACTACTGGTGGCTTGTCCTTCTTTACAATTACGCCGTTTTCCAAGTCCTGTTTTACGATTCTGACAAGGACGCCCAAGTCCGTGAACTTGTCCTCGCTCCTAATGAGTCGTTCGGCTCGTAGTATTATCGAATTCCGTAGCAAACGATTCCCTATCCGCAACATCCTCCATGCCATGGCCCCATAGATTCTCCACTGCCTCAACGGAATCAATAAGCCTCTGGTTTTGCTGCTCTTTTAATTGGTCGGTGAGATATTCGTAGATTCTGGAAAGCGTAACTCTCCTAAGGTTCAATCTCCTTATATCTATTTCCGTAAGATGCAAATCCGAACACTGGATTGCAACGGAAGCCAACTCCGAAATAACTCGGACTCGGTCCTTGCTCAACTTACGAGCGTACGAGGAAATTTTCGGCAATTTGGAACGCATATTCCAACTGTGGACCAATCCGAGTTTTTAATCCAGTTTTTTGCGCATGTAAACGCTTAAAACCACTTATTTTCATAAAAATCATCAAAAACCTTGAAATATTTCATAAGTTGTTGATATTATTGCCCTAATAGTGCTGTTTTATGTTAAAAAAGACTGTATTTTTGCTGTTTTTTGTCATATTATGCATATATAGAGCCACAGAACAGAAATCACGAAAAAAAA